TGCAGTGCCTCGGCATATCTACTACAACCAGGACGCTATGCTTCTGGCGTTGTATTCCAACCAGCACCTGCTCAAGCTGATGCCGATCTTCTTGCCCTATATCCAAATGGTGCAGAAGTTGGACCTGAGTTGGACAATAAGCAATATTTTGCTCCAGTTCCACAAGGATCTGATACCGGAGCAAATGTCGCATTTGATCTACAAACAAACTGCGGAATTACTCCGTTGTATGTTCCTTCTCAAGAAGTAAGTAATTCAAAGAAGCGTAAATTTGTTCTTGGTTTCCAAGGCGGATTTGATGGTATGAGTCCATCCGTTCCAAAATTGATTGGTAATGAAATATTACCAACAAATCAACAAGGTCTGGATTGTGCCACAAGCACAAGCACAGGTTCATATGCTTATAAGCAAGCTATTGCTGCTTTAAGCAATTCTGATGAGTTTGATTTCAATCTTATCACAACACCTGGTATAAACTATCAATATCATCCATCTACCGTAACATCCGTTGTAGATATGTGCGAACGCCGTGGTGATGCCTTCTATATCATGGACGTGGCTCCAAATCAAACTGCGGGCGCATCTTCTATCCAAAACGTAGTCGATCTAGCTGGTCAGTTTGATACAAACTATGCCGCAACATATTATCCTTGGATCAAGATAACAGAAACGAACAGCAATAAGATTATGGCCGTTCCTCCTTCAGTTGCTATGATGAGCGTATATGCTGCCAATGACAAGGTATCTGCTGAGTGGTTTGCTCCAGCCGGTCTAAACCGTGGTGGTATTCCAACCGCAGTATCCGTTGCTGACAGATTGACACATACCGAACGTGACACTCTATATGAAGGTCATGTCAACCCAATCGCAGCCTTCCCTGGTCAAGGCGTTGTTGCTTGGGGTCAAAAGACCCTACAGCGCAACCCAAGCGCATTGGATCGCATCAATGTCCGCCGCCTGTTGATCGCCTTGAAGAAATTCATCGCTTCTTCAAGTCGCTTCTTGGTATTCGAACAGAATGTCAATACAACACGTCAGCGCTTCTTGAATATAGTAAATCCATATCTGGAAAGCGTACAACAACGTTCTGGCGTATATGCCTTCAAGGTTGTTATGGATGACAGCAACAATACACCTGATCTAGTTGATCGTGGTATATTGTATGGTCAAATATATATCCAGCCAACACGTACTGCTGAAATGATTGTATTGGACTTCAATGTATTGCCAACAGGTGCTACATTTCCAGGAGCCTAATATATAAAAAGTTAAAATCAAAAGCCCACCGAAAGGTGGGCTTTTTTATTGCTATAATAGCATATTCGTGTATATTTATAATGTATGCATATCTTGTTAAAAAATGTATTAAAAGAAGTAGAAGAAAAGTCGCCATTACAAGTGCAGTTTTATTGTGATATGGATGGAGTCCTCGTAAATCTTGATAAAGGATTTAAGGCAGTATCTGGCGGATTGTCTCCAAAAGAATATGAAGATAAAAATGGTAAAAATACATTTTGGAAAGTTGTAAACAAGTATCCTAACTTCTGGCTTGATCTTGAGCCTATGCCAGATGCTAGTGCTTTATGGGACTTTATACGTGATAACTTTAAGAATCCGCCGCCTGTTATATTAAGCGCCGGACAAGGTAATAGAATAACAGAACAAAAGACTGCTTGGATAAGAAAGCATATAGATCCAAGTGTCAAAGTTATCATAGCTTCTTCGGGCGTAAAGAAACCAAACTATATAATCAACGATCCTACAAAACGTATCACACATCTATTATTGGATGATACTCAAAAGAACATAGAAGTTTGGGATAATCCAGATTTACATCGTGTGGCGGTATTACACAAAAATGCAGCCGATAGCATTAGGCAACTGTCAGCATTCATAAATAAATGAATGAAATCAAACTAAAGTCTTTATTGCTGAAAGAGCAGTTTCATGTAACAGATATGAACGCTTTGGAAAAAGCATCAAAGGCTTTTGCGCTCACGTTGTTAAAAAACAATATCATAGGCAGTCACCATAAAGATCTTACAGCAGCGGATACTAACATATCACAGTATACTGAAGACATCGCCGAAGTTGTTAGAAACGAAGTCATCAAATGGATGGATGTGGCAAATAGACGAGGTGGCAGATGAACTATCCATTATATAACGACAAGCTGGCTCCTATATGGAGCATCAATGAAGATGGCGCAAAGCTTGATGCTGACATGCGCAAACAGTTGTTAAAGATTGCTATGGATTTTGTTAAGGAGCTAAAAGACAACGGTATAAACATCAAGATGGAAGATGTTATACTACTTGGCTCTATAACCAACTATAACTGGACGCCATACTCTGATGTTGATATGCATATTGTTGCTGATTATGGTTCGCTTGATATGGACGAGGATACCGCACAAACGATGTTTGATGCCATTAAAACGAATTGGAACAGCAAGCATGACATCAAGATGAAAGGATATGATGTTGAGTTATATGTTCAAGACAAAGACCACGTGGCACATTCCGCATCAGAGTATAGTGTATTAAGAGACGAATGGAACAAAGAGCCAGTAAAAGAAAAGCCAAACTTTAACAAAGAACTTATCAAGAAAAAGTACAGCGAATATAAGAAAAAAACAGAAAATATCTTGGCTAATAAAGATGAAAAGGCTCTTAAAGATTTGTTAGAAAAGTTGTATAAGTTTCGTCAGGCCGGTTTGGATAAAGGCGGCGAACTGAGTGAAGAAAATATTGTATTCAAGATACTTCGTGCCAAAGGATATTTAGATAAGATCAAAGATGGTGTGGCAAAGATCTACGACAAAAAGATGAGTGTAAAAGAAACAGATTCTCAGATCACTCTTAGCGGGGGCGGATATAGATTAGATGTACAAAGAGTAGCAAATAAAATACTAGATTATGCCAAGGAGCATGGTGAGTATCCTGACGTAAATCCGCTGTTTAATGCTCTAGTAATAAAATATAACAAGAACATTGACGATGTTCATGACGATGTCAACAGAGCATTTAGAAAACTTAACAGCATACTTATAGAAAAAGAGAAATAAAAAACCCCGCAAATAGCGGGGTTTGTTTTTTGTTAATAGTTGTTATTGTTTCTTTTTTGGAGGCGGCGGCAATTTTGCTTTGTCCTCTGGTGTCATCTTTGCTCTTTCTTCCTTGTCCAACTTACCATCCTTGTTTGTATCATACTTGGCGATGATTGCCTTTTGTTCGTCTGTTAGTGTTGGACCGTGCTTCTTTTCACCCTTTTCTGCTGCTACAACACTCAACACTGTCATTAGTCCTAATGCGATATACTTCTTCATATATGCTTTCCTTTTGTTATATCAGCCGTTATTGACTGATACTCAAATATATAAATATCATAGTTGTATGTGTAGTCAAGAACATTTACACAACATTTACAAACTTTTATTATAGATCCTCTTCGCCTTCTTCCATTGTGTATCTGGCCTCAAAGTAGTGTTCTTCGTCTCCAAACTTTTCCCAATCTACACTTGAATCGCTGACACACTCACTCAATAATCCAAGTTCTTCATTATCTTCTTCAAGCGGCACAACTTCATTTGCCTTTGATCTGCCTTCTTTGGTATCATTGTATGAAAAATCAACGCCAAGATCTTCTTGATTTTCATAAACCCAGTTTACAACATCGTCTTCAGACATTCCTTCTAGTTCTGGGAACTTGCTTGTGTCTATGACATAGTCGCCTCTGCCATAGAATATAACTGATCTTTCCATATGTGTGAATCTAATTTTCATAATATTTTATACATCCGATTTTACATAAGGTACATTGCTATTTTCATCAATCTTTTCAATGATCAAATCTTGCCAAGAAGCAACGTCAACTATATCAACGCCAAACTTGGCATCATATGAAATAGGAACAGATAGTTCATAAACAAGTTTGTCGTTATCTTTGCTGTCAAACGCTAGTAATACACCTGTATATGGTTCTGTTCGTTGTACTTCACATTTATATCTGCGATCCATTATTGCTGCCCATAGTACTTTACTATAGTCGCCACAATCCGACTCGTTTGTTTCCATATTATATTTTGCCTGTGGTGTTTTCATATTATTCCCTATAGCTATAGTATTTAAACTCATCTTTTATTTTTGTAAAGTCAAAAACATTTCTTACTTTATTATTTACGAGCACAATAACTTCTTGAGCGTCTTCATAATTTCCCAGATCGATTATTCTCCAAAAATTAGGTTTTAGGTCTGTTATATTATGAACTTGAACGTCATTATATATAACTTTAATATTGAAATTTTCCATACCTTCGTGGTTCCACGCAATAAAAAATAATTTCTTAGTTTTATTGTCATGATATGGAAAACACCATGCTGGAAACTCTGGTTTTTTCTTGCTTTTAGCAAATTTCATTCCTTTAAGTTCAAAGTTTATTATAGATTTTTCTATATAATTTTTTCCAAAATGAAGTATATCTTTAGAAAAACATTCTGGTGATTTCACATTGGAGGAACGAATCGATTGTATTATTTCTTCCTCATCGTAAACAAGAAATTTATCAGAAAGTTTACTAATTTTATATGATTGAAACGATCCCAACATCAATCCATTGTGATGAATGTCATCGATTCTGTAAGTAACTACGTCGTATGTATCTAAAAGTTTTGAGTTTTCTATAAACTCACAATCGCTTTCAACAACACTATCATATTCTATATGATGTACTTTATCATATCCAATGGACCTAGCTAACACGTTCCCAAATATAGACAATCTAATACATGCCAAATGTGTATTGCTGAATCCAACAAATATAGAATGTATTTTTCCGTTGAGATCCGGATCAAACCAGGATGCGCTTCTTAAATTAAAATCTGTTAATAGAATGTTTTTTGAGTCATAAAAATAATAATCTACGGAACTAACTATATCTTGCGGCAATGCACTATGCGATGCTATCAGCACATCGAATCCTCCTATTTTTTTTATTGAATTAACTAAATTTCTTAACGTGGAAGTTTTATGCTCATTGTTACAAAAAGCGGTTATCAATATAAGGTCTTTTTTCATATATTAGCATATTTATGGTATGGTTGAGTTTAAAAGTAAAGAAGAAAATAGTTATAAAAATGTTCTATTTTTTATCAATAATTTGTTCATTTTTATATTCTGGGACATATTTATACATACGAGAAACAATTAATTCCTTAATACTATGGCAGAACTACTAGACCAAAACCAGATATTCTTCACGGCCTTCGAGCCAAAGGTCCAGAACCGTTTCATCATGAACATTGATGGCATACCGGCTTATCTCATCAAGACAGCTGAACGTCCAACAATCAATAACAACACTATCACTCTTGATCATATCAACCTGAAGCGCAAGCTCAAGGGTAAGAGTGAATGGCAGGATATCACCATCACTATGTATGACCCAATTGTTCCTTCTGCTGCTCAAGCTTGTATGGAATGGGTACGTCTTGCTCACGAATCAGTAACTGGTCGTAACGGCTATGCTGATATGTATAAGAAGGATGTTCAGATCCAAGTTCTTGGACCTGTCGGTGACATTGTTGAAAAGTGGGACTTGAAGGGCGCATTTCCAAACAGCGTCAACTTCAATGGTGCTGCACTTGATTGGAGTGCTCAAGAAACATTGATGATTAGCATGACACTGAGCTACGATTACGCAATCCTACAATTCTAATAAAAATACATTTCTGTATTTAATAACTAAAATCCTCACTGTAATAAGTGAGGATTTTTTATTTTATCTTGACAAGATTTTGTGGCCCCCCTATAACCCCCAACGTAAATAATGTGTGTTACACAACATAACTGTTCTTTTTTATACAGTATTTAATATTTATATATACTAATTTATTAAACAAACTATACTATGAAAAGAAGCGAACTCAAAGCCTTGATACGTGAAACTATAGAAGAAGTAATGGCAATAGCACCACTTGGTGTTGCCGAAGAAGAGTTAACTGAGAAAGCTCCTCCGGGTATGAAAGATGATGTTAAGAAAGCAGGAAATACTCCTGAAGCATACAAGGCAGCTTGGAAAAAGTTTTATAGTCAGCACGGAGATGGTAAAAAAGCCACTCAACAAGTAAAAGAAATGTGGCTGGCAACAGAAGGTGCTGCTAAACACGATGAAACAGACATGAGCAACCCAGAAGAAAAACGTGAAGTTGAACTGGCAAAGAAGGCTAAAGAAGCCGCTGAACAGATTCTGAAAATGCACGGTAAATGATGAAAAAATCACAGCTTAAAGAAGTCATTCATAACGTTGTAGCTCACAAGTTGGCAGAAGCCAAAGGTGAAGCACCAAAATATGGTTATATCATCTCCGGTAAAAGAAGCGAAGATCCAACACTTCAACTGATTGGTTATGGAAACATGCCAGCCAGCTTATGGAAAAAGAAGATTGAAAAATATGCTGAAGAGTTATTGGCAAGAGTTAAGAGAGAAGACTGGGGAACGGCAGCATATTTTATGGAAAAAAACAGCGTATTCAACAGCGCTGTCAATATGATGAAAGAAATATATGAAAAGGATCTTAGAGAAGTAGATGCTGCCGCAACAATAGATACATCAGCCGCAGAATCTGGTTTGTCTGACGCAGATAAAAAAGATTTGGCTAACCTAAAAGCGCAATCGGATAAGATTACAACAAACGTTAAGAAGATAGAAGGTGATGTTGCAAAATTACAAGCTACTATTCAACCAAAGCTACAGCGTGCCGAAAGACAAAAAGCTAAACTACAACAGCAACAGGCAAATGTCATACGTAAACAGCAATCTATACAAGACAAAGCATGAGCGAAGACCAACATATTAGATTCATTGAAAATATTGAAGAAGAGATTGAAAACTATCTTCAAGAAAAATGGTCTGCTAAATACAAACGTAGTATAGATTGCTCTCACCCAAAAGGATTTAGTCAACGTGCTCATTGTCAAGGCCGCAAAAAGCACGAAGAATCTGTTCAACCAGAATATCTAAACGAAGAATTCATTGAAAGTTTAGACGAAGACCTTAGAAAATGGTTTAGAGAAAAATGGGTACGATTCGGACCAGATGGTAAGATTCGAGGTGCATGCGCAAGAGGAAAGTCAAGTGAAGGCAAGCCAAAGTGCCGTCCACTAGCATCTGCTAGAGCTATGGGTAAAAAGGGAAGAGCAAGAGCAGCCCGACGCAAACGCCGCGAAGATCCAAACCCAGAACGTAGTGGCAAAGCCAAAAACGTAAAAACTAAATAAAAAACCATGAACGAAAATCATACATGTCCAATTTGTGGTGGAGAACTTGTATCAGAAGCATTGATGAGTGAGAAAAAAGATGCTTGCTATTACAAGGTAAAGTCTCGTTATAAAGTGTGGCCAAGTGCATATGCGTCGGGAGCACTCGTAAAGTGCCGTAAAAAAGGTGCAAAGAACTGGGGTACAAAATCCGAAGGATTTGAAGAAGTTGATGAAGCTTGCTGGAAAGGTTACCACAAAGAAGGTAATAAAAAAATGTTTGGTAAAACATATCCAAACTGCGTAAAAAACACTAATGAACAAAAAGAAACTATGAAACAAGAACAACTAAGAAACATCGTTCGTGAAGTTATTCAAGAAGTTTGGGAAGAACAAACCCAAATGAATGAAATGTGCTGGGAATGTTATGAAGCAGCTATGGAAGAAGGTACCAACGAAGCTTGGGAAGAATGCTATCGTAAGACTAATTGGGCTATGGTTCCAGAAGGTGAAGAACATACTTGCGAAGGTGATGAATTTTATGAAATATATGGCGACATTAACGCCGACTCCAAGGAGAATCTTGAAGAGGCAGAATATCATGGACGCAAGGTTCCACTTGGAAAGCCAATGCGTGGAGATGTAAAAAAATTTAAAGTGTTTGTTCGTAATCCATCAACAGGTAAAGTGAAGAAGGTAAACTTTGGCGACAAAAAGATGCGCATCAAGAAGAGCAATCCAAAACGTCGTAAGAGTTTTAGGGCAAGACACAACTGTGCAAATCCAGGTCCAAGAACAAAAGCTCGTTATTGGTCTTGCCGTAAATGGTAAAAAATTTAAAAACTATAATACTATGAAAAAATCTGAACTCAAGGAACTATTAAAAGTA